TTGTATGATTACCAAGAAGATATAGTAAGAACGATTCAAGATAATCGATTCGTTATTGCCAAACTTCCGCGTCAAACCGGTAAAACCACAACTACTGTTGCGTGGATGGTTCATTACCTCATATTCAATCAAAACGTAAATATAGCCATTCTTGCCAACAAGATGAAAACTGCTATGGAGATTATGAAGCGTTTAAAAGAAGCTTATGAGTATCTTCCAAAATGGCTTCAACACGGTGTTGTTGAATGGAATAAGACTTCTATTCAGTTAGAAAACGGATCTCGTGTACTGGCATCAGCCACTTCTGCCTCTGCTGTTCGTGGTGGTTCTTATAACGTGATTTTTATGGATGAGTTTGCCCACGTTCCAGCCAATATTGCGGATGAGTTTTTTAGTTCAGTGTATCCAACCATTACATCCGGGCAAACCACTAAAGTCATCATAGTATCCACCCCAAACGGTTTGAATATGTTTTACAACCTGTGGCAGGGAGCGTCTAGAAAGACCGGAGAAGAAGGTAAGAACGAATACGTTCCAGTAGAGGTGCATTGGAGTCAAGTTCCTTTATATCCAGGTGGTCCACTAAGAGATGATAAATGGAAACAACGCACCATGAAACAGTTAGGTGGTGGTTCTGGTGGCGAACAAAAGTTCAAAAGCGAATACGATTGTGATTTTATCGGTTCGTCTAATACGCTAATTTCTACTTCTAAACTTCACACACTGTCAGCAAAAACACCACAAACCAAAACACCAGAAGGTCTTTGGATATACGAAGAGCCTGCACCAAACAAAGCATACGTTATTACTGTAGATACGTCTAGAGGCCAAGGAAAAGATTATAGTGCCGCTGTAGTATTTGATATCACAGAAGCACCGTACAAAATAGTGGCAAAATATAGAAACAATATTATATCACCAATGCTCTACCCTACAATTCTATCTGCTTTGGGTAGAAAATATAATAACGCTTATGTTTTGGTTGAAGTTAATGATATTGGTGGACAAGTAGCTGATATTTTACATTACGATTTAGAATACGATAATCTACTCACCAGCATGAATAAAGGACGAGCTGGTATGGTACTTAATGGTGGATTTGGTAGAGGAGAAACTTTGCTGGGAGTTCGAACCACTGCAGTGGTGAAGAAGTTGGGTTGTTCCATATTAAAAAGCTTGGTGGAACAAGATAAATTAATTATTCAAGACGAAGAAATCATTAAAGAACTTTTATCATTTATTGCTAAATGGAACAGTTTTAGTGCAGATGACGGGCATACCGACGATCTGGTAATATGTTTGGTATTGTTTGCTTGGGTGACAAAACAACCATATTTTAAAGAAATTACAAATATTGATATTCGCAAAGAATTGTTTCAAGGCGAAATTAAAAAAATTGAAGAAGACGACTGGTTTAGTTTTGGGTTTATTTCCACCATGGATGACGAACCTTTAAGCGAAACCCCACCAGAACCAGACGGAGACAACTGGCTTAAAGCGTAATTACCTAAACATTATAAGATTATAAATATAATTGAATATAATTTTTAGGAGCAAAAATGGCAATAACAGTTCAAGACAATATATTTACTTCTACCACAACCAGCGAACCTGCTTCTAGTTTTGTGGCTGGTACAGTATCTTTTACCGGTTTAGTGCCCATTTTTGGCACAACTGGTTCTGGTTCAGAAACAGAAATAGGAATAATGACAATTCCTAATATGAATAATTGGTTTTCTAGACTGTATTCGTCTCCTCAAGGATTGTGTGGTCCAACAGGAGCTTGGGCCAATGAATGGTGGTCAATTTACAATTACCTACAATACGGTGGTATCTGTGTTGTAGGTGGAACTGGATCAACTGGCGATTACTACAGCCCAACAGGGGTTTTAACTGCCACCAATACACCACTTCATAATAAGAATTTAATATCTTTGGATGCCATTTTTGATACTGGAATAACTGCTTCCGTACAAGCAGCAATAAGTGTTGCTACCAGCAGACAGGACTGTATTGCTGTTGTTGGTAACTATAAAAAAATAACAGGTGTTCCTGGTTTAAACAGCAATTATAATGCACAAGCCACCGATTTTGGTTACGCAACAGACAGTCCGTATGTGGCGTATGTTGCTGGCAGAAAAAAGTTTGTTGCTGGTGTAGGAACCACCATAAATATATTGGAAAGTAATCTAAGTTCAGATGTTGCTGGTTGTATGTCAAGATCTTTACGCGATAATAAAATTTGGTATTCTCCTGCAGGAAAAACTAGAGGAAGAATATTAGGAGTTGTTTCACTGCAACAAAACTTCTCAGAAACCGATTCTGCTTATATTTACGGAGGAAACGTCAATCCGGTAATGAGTATTGCTGGTCAAGGAACTTATTTAATGGGCAATAAAACAACATATTCCAGCACTACAAGCCCACTAAATCGAATAAATATCAGTGTAATGATTCTTTACTTGAAAAAACAATTGTTGAGTATTGCACAAAATTACTTGTTTGAAATGAATGATGCAACGTTGCGTCAAAGAATGATAAGTTCTTCTGTTCCTATTTTACAGGAAATAAAAGCAGGAAACGGTATTACTGACTACAGAATAGTGTGTGATGAAACCAACAACACAGACGCAATAATATCTTCAGGTCAATTAGTTGTCACTGTTTATGTAAAACCACAATATGTTGCAGAAACTGTACAAATAACTATTGTTAACAGCACAACTTCTGAAGCATTTATTGCTTAAAGGAATTTAAATGGCCAATACTCACTCTATTACTGACTTTATAAACAATTTTAATGGAGGTACTCGTTTAAACCGTTTTAAAATAACGGGAACTGTGGGCCCCAGAAGCGGCGGACAGCCAGTAAAACTTGACGACAAACAGGGAGCATTTCATATAAGAGCTGCTGCTTTACCTTCCAGTCAAGTGGGAGCAATTCCTGTTAATTACCGAGGAAGAACTGTTTTTTATCCGGGAGACAGAACGTATTTGCCTTGGAATATTACTATATTAGACGAAAATAACAATGGCACAAAAACCGGTACCGGCCTTTATCAAGCATTTCATAAATGGCATGATGACATTAATAAGCATACATCAAATGAAACAATTCCAGCTAGCAAAGATAATCCTAGAAATCATTTTGCAGTAGACAGATGGAGTATTCAACAATTAGATGTTAATGGTGGCCCAATCCCTTTACGATCGTTTGGTCTTTATAATGTATGGCCAATCGCAATTGGTCCAATTGAAATGGATATGACTAAAGATAACGTGATTGCAGAATTTGCTGTTACTCTTATATACAGCCATTTTGAACATTTTCCAACAGGTGCTCCAACAGGAAATTCTACTATTCAAACTGGTCCTAGATAATAAAACAGGTGAAATATATGGAATTAGAATTATTTGGTTTTAGTATAGGCAAAAAGAAACAAGAAGAAGTAAAAACATCACAGGAGATTATTACTCCCGATTCTTATGATGGTTCTTATATCCTAGAAACTGGTGGTGTTTTTGGTACTTTTGTTGATTTTTCTGGAGCTGTTCGTGATGAAAACCAGATGATTCAACATTATCGTTCAATGGCATTATATCCAGAAGTGGATGCTGCTATTGAAGATATTGTGAATGAAGCCATAGTTTTAGATCAAGACAGAAAACCGGTAAAATTAAATTTAGACCACGTTAATCTGTCAGAAACTATAAAAACAAAAGTGTATTCAGAATACAATCATCTTTTAAAATTAATGGATTTTTCTAATAAAGCTCCAGACATTTTTAGAAGATGGTATATTGATTCTAAACTTTATTATTATAAAAAAATAGATAAAAATGATTTAAGAAAAGGAATTATTGAATTAGTTCCTGTGGATCCAATTAAGATTAAAAAGATTCGAAAGATAGAAAAAGATAAATCAATTTATAAAGGAATGACTCCTTTTTCTCCTGTTAAAGAAATAAACGAGTACTACGTTTACGTGGACACTGATCGTGACGCTTCATTCCCAACCACAACTTCCGGCTGGAAAATTGCACCAGACACTATTGCATACGTTCATTCTGGTATTATAGACTCGGCAACCAAACGAGTTGTTGGATACCTACAAAAAGCTGTAAGACCGTTAAATCTTCTGAGACAAATTGAAGATGCCGTGGCAATCTACCGTATTTCTCGTGCTCCAGAACGTCGTATATTTTATGTGGATGTTGGTAATTTACCAAAACAAAAAGCAGAACAGTATCTCCGTGAGATTATGAATCGGTATCGTAACAAAGTTATTTACGATCCAAAAACAGGAGAAATTAAAGACGAAAGAAATCACATGAGCATGCTTGAAGATTTTTGGATGCCACGCCGAGAAGGTGGTCGTGGCACAGAAATCAGCACGCTTGATGGTGGTCAAAATCTTGGTCAGATGGAAGACGTGATGTACCTATTACAAAAGGTGTATCGATCTTTAGGAGTTCCATTGTCCAGAATGATGCCAGATTCTGGATTTAATATGGGTCGTTCTGCTGAAATCACCAGAGATGAAGTAAAGTTTAATAAATTTATTGATCGTCTACGTCACCGTTTCAGCACAGTTTTCTTAGACTTATTAAAAACACAAGTTATTCTGAAAGGATTAATGAGTGAAGACGACTGGAATAAAATCTGTCAAGACATTACATTCAGATTCAATAATGATTCTTATTTTACCGAATTAAAAAATAATGACATCTTGAGAGAAAGATTAGATATTATTGCTGCAGTGACTCCTTATATTGGTAGGTTTTTCTCTGCTGAATACGTAAGAAAGAATTTCCTGAAACAATCTGAAGAAGAAATGCTTGAAATTGATGCAGAAATAAATAGAGAGATGCAGAAACAGATAGAAGCGCAGGAAATGCAGGCGTATCAGCAAATGATGTCTGGAGAAGAACCTGATGAAGAAGGTCCAGAATCAGATCAAGCACAGCAACAGGAACCACAATGAACACTCCAAACAGACTAGTAGACATGATTCTTAGAGGCAAAAACGATCAATTCAAGACAGTTATGATTGAAGAACTGCGAGAACGTGCTGCTATTTTGATGGAATCTTTATTTAAAACTGAAAGCAAAAGTATATTAAATACACCAGAAACCCCTGTTAAACGAATTAAAGAAGAAGTTGCAATTACACCAATTTTGGTTCCTCAATTCCAACCCCAAAACTCATATCAATTAAAAGACGGTAATATTGGAATTTTAGACGCAAATCAAAGACAAATGGTGTCTGAATTATACAAAAAACTAAATAATGACAACAAGCAAAGAATGGTAAAATTACTGTCAGAATCTAAAGAATCTTTTAATAGAGTTCTGAATCTAGCAAAGATAGAAACAAAATAAGGAAATAACATGAACACCGATTTAAAACATTTTATAAGTTTAGTGATGGATGAAAATTTATCACAAGCACAAAATTTAATACAAGAAAAATTAAACGAAAAGCTTGGTGCTGCTCTTAACGCCAAGTTTGAAGAATTTGCTCCTGCCATTTTTGAAGCTAAAGACGCAAAGCCTGATTTCTTAGATCTTGATAACGATGGCGACACCAAAGAATCAATGAAGCAAGCCGCACGTCAAGCCGAAGGAGAAGACGAGGATGAAGCCGAGGACGAGGAGCAATCTGAGGAAGAAGAAGAAGGTGGGTCCGAAGAAGAAGAAACTGAGGAAGATGATCAGGACTCAGAAGAAACTGACGAAGAAGAGAAAGACTGAAATCAATGAAACTAATAACCGAGACAGTTGAACAA